CACCACAACCATCACAGGGAACATCCGATGGCACTGCTACTACGCAAACGCCTGATCGTGATCGAGACGGAGTCAAGCTACGGGACGGATCCAACTCCGGACGGGGCAGACGCCGTTCTCGTAAGGGATCTGAGCATCACTCCACAGAGCAGTGATGTTGTTAGTCGCGACCTGATTCGCCCTTACCTTGGAGCTTCTCAGCAGCTCTTGGCTAACACTCGTGTTGAATGCACTTTCAGTGTTGAGCTTGCTGGTTCTGGAGCTGCAGGAACTGCTCCTCAGTACGGCAAGGCTCTGAAAGCTTGCGGCCTTTCTGAGACTGTGGTCGCTAACACTTCCGTCAAGTACGAGCCAGTTAGCGCAAGCTTTTCCTCAGTCACCATTCACTACAACATTGATGGTGTCCGTCACAAGATGACTGGCTGTCGCGGCAGTGTTTCTCTGACCGCGAATGTTGGTGAGATCCCTACTTTGGATTTCACTTTCACCGGCATTTACAACGCTCCTGACGACACGGCGATCTTGACGCCGACTTACGCCAACCAGGATGATCCGCTGCTGTTCAAGAACGGCAATACCAGCAGCTTCCAGCTGTTGTCTTATGCGGGTGCTCTCCAGAGCTTCACCTTCGATCTTGGCAACACAACCACTTATCGCGAGTTGGTTGGTGGCACCAAAGAAGTGTTGATCACTGACCGTGCGGCTTCTGGTTCAGTTTCTATTGAGGCTGTTGCTCTTGGCACGAAGGACTACTTCGCAGCTGCTGTTGACGATGACGCTGCTCTAGGCAACCTTCAGTTCACGCACGGCAGCACTGCAGGCAACATCGTTCAGTTCACCTCTAGCAAGGTGGATATCGGAGATGTCTCTTACGGTGATTCTGACGGCATTGCGATGCTCGAGATTCCCTACACCTGCATCCCTGACGCTGCAACTAACACTGAGTTCGACCTGATTTACACCTAGGCTCCACAAGAGCTGCTTCGAGAGGGAGCCTTTGCGGGCTCCCTTTTTTTGTGTATGCTGAGCCGGCTTATCCAATTACCAAATGGCTTTTGTTCGTAAGAAGGTAAAAACCTTCAAGTGGCCTGTTGAAGTGAAAGAGCCCAGCGAGACGAAGCCTGGAAAATTTGATAGCCATGAGTTCACCGCTGTATTCAAGCGCGTGTCTCGATCGGTAATTACCGATATGGCCGATCAGGATGAGAACGAGCTGCTCGAGCTGATTCTGGCTGGATGGGAGGGCATCGAAGAAGAGGATGGAACTCCCATTGTGTTTGACAAGAAAACACTCAAAGAGTTTGCAGATGATCCGTATTGGATCAAGGCTGTGATCAACGCTTACACCAACACTTACAACGAGGCTGAGTCGGGAAACTGAGAGATGCCGCCATTTATTGGGCAACTGGCGGCAAGCGAGTAGAAGACAAGTCGCACGATGATGCTGCAGCTTTTGGGATGCAGCTGCCGAAAAAGAAGAAAGAGGAGCCAGAGAACTTTGAAGTGTGGGAAGAAAACTGGGAAGCAGTCACAATGT